ATGAAAATAAAAGAGCATCTTGATAAAATCAGGTTATCACATCTGTTGTGTTTATTTTTCGGAGCATTAATACCAATTTATGCTGACGTACTATTTTTACATGAAATTAATAGTTCAACCGTATCAGCAGCAATGGATACAATTATGGCTATTGCCGCAGTATCGGCTGCACTAAGTGTACGTCACTGGCTTAGAGATAGAGTGAAAAATTTGGGATTCGAACATGCTCAACATATACTATCAAATATACATAAGATAACGCATAAATATTTCTATTTGAAATCAGGCTATGCAGATTTCGCCTCAAAGTACATGAATGGAAGTGAATTAGATGAAAGTGAGACTAACGCTCTAATATTAGAGTGTGAAGCATTAAAACTTAACTGCATTAATTTCCGCACTGAAACATTAGAACTATACGCAGCAATTTTAGGATTAAGTTCATGGGATATGAAATGTAAATATGAGGAGAATTATACAGATTATTTAAAAACATTAGAAAGAGCACAAATAAAAATAGCAACAAAATTGGACAACTTAGACCTTAATAGTCACATTGTTAGATCTAAACAATGGCAAGATTGGAAAGATGAATTCTCAAAAATTAACACCGGTTGCTCCGATGCTTATAAAAAGCTAAATAAAAGATTTGTAAATGCATTTACTTACAACCCACCTTCTGAATAGCAAAAAAGCCGTTATATTGTGATATAACGGCTTTCATTTTAGCCCGCACCAATCATGATCAACAGTACTTGAAGTAAGTGAAAAATTTATACTTTAGTTCTCAATTTGCTCTATAAATGAAAACACATTTAATTCCTTTTTTAACAAGTCTTCTATTAGTACATTCAAATCTTCTTTTAATCTTGTTATCTCAGGTATCAACTGCAAAGCAGAGCCTATGACTGGGCTATTAGAAATATTGAACGACAATTCTTTACTCCCCTTACTGTCATCGTCATTATAAACACTGAGATTCCACATCCCAAAAACAACATCAATAAAAGTGAGTAATTCATTTTCCTTGCTGATGATATCTCTCATTACATTTTTAATTTTACTAACTATATCCTTATGTTCTTCCTTAACATCCCATGAAAGTAATTTAAAATATTCTAAATCAGAGGTAAATTCAGTGAAAACCTTGTTTTCTTGCTTCATAGACTCAAAATAGCTCGATACTATTTTTTTAATTTGTATGATGTCTCTATACGATACACTATCCTTCTGAACAAGTGAACCAAACCAAGTTTTAAAAATACTAATGTACGGCGTTGCTACAAAATGACGTTTTATATCGAACAAATACACTGAAAGAATTTTAATGCATTTATCAATTACTTTATCTTTAGTAGCATCACGCTTCCATTTTTTCGCAAAAACTAAACCCATAATGGCCGCTATGGCCATAATAGTATTTGCTAAGGCACTTATTGAATCAGAATATTTATCATTTTTAATAAAACAAAGCACAAATATCATACCTAAGAAAAAAGCCATGATAACTACTTTATTCACTCGCAGGAACTCAACCACCCTATTAACGATATTTTTGCTGCTCATAATAAAGACCATTTAAGATATCGAATTAGAAATTTTATCAGGAGCCACCACTACTTTTCAAGGAAATTATTTAGTTTCCTCCAACCATAATCAATAATACTTGCAGTAGTTGCCCTAATGGTACTTGAATGACCACGATACCGAAAGCATCAAGTACAGGTACTATGATCCAATTATAAAAAATGATTAAGGTAATTACGAATCCAAGAGCATTACGCCAGTGGAAAGTAACCTTTTCGATCTCTTCTTTGTTGGTTTCTATCTGTCCTTCAGCATTTGTTTTCTGCACTTCATGTTCTATCGTTTTTCGCTTTAGAAAGAAGCTCACACCTTTTGTTAGTAGTTCTACTATTACACCAATCATAATTAGTCCTTATTGTATTTGGCAAACACAAGAAAATACACGATGACCTTTAAAGATGTGGTTGTAAGATAATAGTACCTTTACTTCTACTTGTTCTTTTAGCAGTTCTACCATCAATACATCATCCTCATTTACTTTCGGCGTTGTATGATGATGAAAACTGTATACGACTAAATCGCCTTTTGTTTTATCTACTTTCTTTTTTATGAGCTTACTACCAGATAGTGCTTTATCATATGGTATGGTTACACTTACTGGTTGGATTGTCTGAAAAGAAAAATCTGTTAGTACAGAATGATCATAACATGGGAAATTTTCTAAGTTATCCATCTTAATTCCTCCAACGGTAATCAAACGTACCGCGTAATGTTCTTAATTGTTCTATTACTTTTTTCTCGGTTTCATCGTAGAAATCAAACAATGGTTTTCTACCTACGGAACCATAGTAACCAATAACCCTCTTTTCACGTGCCAGTTTAGGATTACGTTTAGAGGATTTCTTGGTAGTATCGATCAAGTACGTAGTGCCGTTCTTGCTCTTTACCTTTTTATATTTATCAGTCTGAGTTCTTGAACGTAGCTGTGTAATGTTCCCCTGCTTCGTTAACTTAGCGTTCTTATACGGAATAATTTTACCTTCATTAACGTGTCTGTAGGCAGGATCAAGAATGTACTTCAAGTATGAGGTTTGGTTAGGTAGTACTATGATCTGGTTTACGGTCTTGTAGTCACTAATTTTTTTAAAATTAAAGTACATACTCTTACCAGTAAACGGTACACCACCACCTGCTACATCATTATCCACTTTACGTTGCATATGTTGGGTAACTATACGCATACGGTTACTTAGTTCTTTTTTGAACTCTTGTCCTATCGCTGGGCTGTTGTTGTTTATAAAACGCCTCATATCATTTGGGCTATTGCCTCTACGCCATGCCATAAATCATCCTTAATTTAGTAATTCATATAATGATTGAAGGATTCCACGTATACGTACTGCATCCTTTCCACTTGGCAAACGTGCCTTATGCATAACGGAAAGATTAATATTTCCCGTTTTCAATCCCTGATTAATGATAAGTGCTGTTTCTACAAATAGTGTTTCTTTCATTGATGGAAAAGCCCACAAAATGGTACGAGTATAATCTAAGCCATCTTCTATCTTTTGATTAACTATCTTTGAACTTGAACTGTACTCACGCCATCCATTTTCAACTGAATTAGCTTTTAGTTTCTTAACGTCCTTAACTCTCTTATACATCTGTTTACTACCTATATAAGAGGTACTGTCTTCAAACTGGAACAAGTACACGAATCCTACATAACTACCGTTTGATAATTCTTCCTCACTCCAATCATCATTGTAAATCCATTGCTTCATATAAATACCCTATGATAATTGTTATAAGGTATTTATTTAATGGATTTAAAAAACAGGCTAATTAGCTATGAGGGATCAATTGCCTATCAAACTAAAGTTGGTTATTTTAAGAATGGCAAATTTTGGACATATAAAGATAGTCTTGGTTATCCAACTATTGGGTACGGTCGACTACTAAAACCTGGTGAATCATATCCAAACGGTATTACACCAGAACAAGCCGAACGGATGTTAGAAGAAGATATCAGTACTGCTAAGTCTGCTGTTAGCTCATTAGGATTAGATTTGCCTGCTGACTGGCGGGACTTCATGACCATAATGGTCTTTCAACTTGGCCTATCAGGTACTTTAAAGTTCAGAAAGATGATTCAAGCCTTACGTGATAAAAACTATAAAGAAGCGATTGTACAGGCTAAGGATTCACTCTGGTACAGACAAACAAAATCACGAGTAGATCAGATGATTGCAGAACTCACCAACAAATAAAAAAGGGGCTATTTAGCCCCTTTTGTTTTTTAGCGTTTCAAGCATTGTAATTACACGCTCAATTTTAATATCAAGCATATGTACACTATCTTCTAAGTTTTTTAATGTCTTCTTCATTTGATCTTGTTCCTGCTCAAGCGAAGTTAGAGACTGATCCATCAAAGCAACTTTCGTTTCAACGGTAGAAATACGTGCATCCAATTCGTCTGAGTCAGATGTAAAATCCCTATAAACAGTCCAGCACAATACTAAAGCTGAAACAATCAATGAACCAATCGTTAAGATGTCCATTTATATTCCTATGTATTATATTTGGTAATAGTATTTATTACGCATTATATAAAGGTTGATCACCAGCACGATATAAGAATGAAGACCAGTTAGCAGGAACATTAAGTGAAGCAATTCCACTACGTGAAGTAGTACACATCACATAGATATAGTTCCAATTTCCACGACCAACAGGCGGTACATATATAGAATTTAATCTGAACGATGTAGAACTACCGCCGTTACCAGCATCATAATAGAACAAGTTAGTTAAACCAATTCCATCACCACCCATACGAATATAGAAGTATTGACGTTCATATGAGGTCAAGCTAATTGATAAATCACTATCAAAGTAACGTGGGAAATCCTCACCACGAATACGCAACGCTACATAGTGTTGGTTAGCTACTGGATCTAATGCGGCCTGACCACCTGAAACAGTACGTGAACCAAAGATAAACGGTACAGGGTTGATACCCGTCGATTGTGGACGGCAAATATCACCTACGATACGTGCGGCACTCAACGTACCAAGAATGTTACAGTTTTCATTGATAGTAACGTTGTTGAGTACCCCACTGTTCGCAAAAATTGTACCTCGAATAGTAGCGTTACCAAAGTTGGCTGTACCGTTCTTGTTAATCATCCAACCGTTCGTACCATCCCAATTACTGGATTGTATCTGCTGGCTGATCTTCGCTGAGTCAATTTCACCATTCATGATATGTGCATTACGAATAGCGGCATTGGCAATTTTTGTATTATCAATCGCTGCGTTTTGAATCTTGGCAGTAGTAACTGCTAAGTTGTTAATTTGGGCTGTATTGATACTCGCATCAGCTATAACCGCTGAATTAAGAAATACTTTTCCATTTTGAACAACAAGAGGATAAACCTTATCACTCTGCTTAGCACTATCAGTACTGATCACGCTAAAGCGATCTGCCATTACGGTAAACACTGATGTTTTTTCATCTGCTGCAAGAGCAATACCCGTTACGTTACCGTTGTTCGATACCTGTAGCTGCCAGCGTGAACCAAGTTCATCTACGATCTGTTTCTCTACAATGCCTGTAGCTTTATCACTGTTAAGTAGTCCATCGATCACATCGTCATTGAGCTTACTGTAAGGTACTTTCGTGTTCTGGTTAAAACCGATAGTAGGCGACCATACAAGTTCATCAGCCCCAAACATGTCTTGGGCTGCTACGCGTGCGAACCAGTTACCATCCTCAACGCCGAACGACGCACTATAGCGGTTCGAACTACTGAAATAGTGGGTATCTGAACTGAATCCCTCATCTTTGGCGATCTGCATAACGATACCTGAGTAATCAGGGATGTTTGATTCAGTCCAGTCAATGAACACATTTTCATAACCGTTACGTAAGGTGATACCCAAGATTTGTGGATGTTGTGGGTTACTCACCTCTATCTGTACTTCCTCTGAGTAGATCCCCGTTCCCCAACCATGAGCGATGATACCAAACACGCGATAACGGCTTAGGCCATCACTGGTATTCATTGCAAATGTGTACGTCCAGTTGCTTGTATTGGTGTAGTACGAAGTGATGTAGTTCCTGTATCGGTCATACACACGAATTTCATAGTGTTTGAAGAAATCAGAAAAGGTTTTTCCATTAACGACTACATTACTCTGATCATCCCATCTAAAAATAAAATCCTGTGCATAAGTCTGATTTAAACCAACATCATCATTCACCATATCAAGGTTAGTAATTTTAGGTAATGCAAAAATAACTTGTGGTGTTTGATTATAGATAGCTACTAAATCTGATGAATAACCCAAGGTATTATAGCTTTCAATCGCAAAATCATACTGTACGCCATATAGTAAATTCAGAATTTCAAAACTGGTTGTGTATTGTCCTACGTTACCGATGTTAACCCAAGTACCGGAATCACTACGCTTGTAGCGGATTTTGTAACCACGTACAGTTGTATCTTGGCTTAAATCCCATGTAAGCAATACTGCATTACCTGTAGCTGTTGCCCCAAGACGCTGAGCCTTTAGATTACTTGGCGGTTCTACGTATGTTGGATTAGGTAAATTAGTCAATCCATCCTGTGGGAACTGCCCTGGGTCTTTGCCCTGATAAACCCCATCAGCATAGGAAATTGCTGTAATCTGGATGATGCCGGTTTTGTCTACAGTCATTGGTACAGTACGTTGCACGCATCTGTACTTGTTATTACTAAAACCTGCTTCATTAAAATCGATTGTAAAAACATCGAATACTTTCAAATCTGATACATAAGTATTGAATGTGATGGTATTGCTGATGTACTTAGATTTTAGTAGTTCGATATTACTTAGTGTTGCAAGCTGCGTCTTATCCTGTATCCATAAGTAGTTTAAATCCTTCTTAATAATGTAACCATCTTTAGCAATAGTTTCATTATTAAGGGCATTACTTGGATAACGGATAATATCTTGTGAATAGTCATTGCCTGGGTTTGTATAGGTAGAGTCCATACAGTTAAAGTATTCTGACTTTGAACCAGTAGTGATATTCACACTTCCAATAATGTTTGATTCATCAAAATGCTTAACAGGAATATCTGGTGCATCAACGGTTAGATAGTACTTACCGTTTGATTCATAAAGCACACCACCAAATGTTTGTAGAATATTTTCAATGTTTTCCTTAAAGGATTTATCATATTGAATATTACCATTGGAATAGAAATGATTCTGAGCACAATAGTTTGCCATATTACGGAAACTGGTAATATCAATATCATTAGGATCAAGGCCGAATCCAAACTCTGTATTAGTAATAAAGTCATATAGTTGGCTTGGAGGGTTTGAACTTGGTTTACGTACATTATCAGTTAAGTCATAGATCATACGTCCACGCATTTCTACCGATAACGTATAGTTCTGGTTCGTTAGAATTCCATCAATCAATGAATCGTTGGTTTTCTTGATTACGGTACAGATCTGTACAAGACCATCACCACGCATGTTGTCAGTCCATTGACTACCGCCATATTGACGGGCAAGCGTCATAGAACCACCGTAGGACGGCTTACCGAAACGTACTTCAATCTGTAAGTATTTGCGGTACTTCTCAATCATCATTGAGGTAGGTACGATCCCCTCTGTGGTGATGTACGCACCATCCATGAGTACCGGAGCATTATCAAAATAGATCTGCTTGATTACGCCTTGTGATTGTTCCCCTGGTACTTGCCCGATTTCACCGATACTGATCGCGTGAACCGTACATAACTGGTTTGAAGTACCTTTATAGATGTTCTGCCATACAACGATTGAGCCTAACTTGTTATAGGCTACATCTGTTGCGTTGCGGTTAGAACCGCCATAGCTTATGGGAATCCCGGTACTTGGCGATACCGATCGGGCGTTATTATTTCCTGTACTTGGGTACGATACCCCCATTTGGCCTACGTTCATCATCTGTGATGAACTAATGTAAGATAGTGCTGCTGTACCAATACCTATAGCTACTACTGCTGCTAAAGCTAAACCTGCTGCGTATGCTGCTGCGGCTGCTGATGCACCTGCGATAATAGCTACGGCAACTGCTGCTACTGCCATAGTTATTCCCCTTTAAATCTGTATATTTTGTCTTTTTCATTTGGGATATATTGAGAAACGATATAGTTAGATTTATCTTCTGATAAAATTACAACTTTCCCACGCCAATAAACTGTACAGTGACCTGATGAAATGATGATATCCCCATCAAGTGGTTCACTGACTAATTGGCTCTTTCCCTTACACAATAGATGTAGAGTAGAATAACTACAGTTTGCTTTTGCGTATTTTCTACCTGCTGTTGGTGTTGTGTATTTCTGATAGATTTCATCACGGTAATTACTACCTGAGATCATATCAATTACTGTTAGTACCATGATATGACAATCATTAGTACCGTACACTAACGGTTCACCAACTAAACCACTTAGATACTCTGTTATAAATCCGTTTTTCATTATTTCTTACTACTCTTCCAGAATTGCTCTGAACTATTTAGTATGCCTATTAAGTCAAATGATGTAGCCCCCTGAAACACCAGACAGTAGCTGTATCTCCAGATAAGAGATAGGCTTGAATATATGTCTAACACTAACGCCAATTTTGAGATGACCGGGATCCTGTTAGGGCAAGAAGCCCGCAAA